TTGGGGTTCGCATATTGTCAAAGAGCTCCTGAGTCGGGTTCAGAGCTTTAAATCTCTGCCGCTCAATAGTTTAGACGCAATAGCAGAGAAAAGGTTCCAGGAAAGTGCTTCAGAATCAATAAGTTATAAACAATTGCGAACATTGGCTTTACGGGACGCCCAAATGGAAGTGATTGAAAACAAGGCGCTTCTAGTTTCTCCAGGCGGTTCTGTAGGTTGGCGCACAGGTTTGGCCGAGTTCCGTAGGTGGGCGCTGGTGTATGGAATAGGCCTGAGTCGCGCAGAAACCATGGTAGGACCGCCCGAAGGCGCTTGTGCGTAGGGAAGTAGGGGAAAACCGGGCAGGCCCCTTGGAGCGCCTTGTAGCCGCTTCTGTTAGCTGGCGCACGGATAAGGCGGCTTGGTGGGAGCTAAGGCGATGTTCTGTAGCCTGGACTACTCCCTGCATCCTGGCAGACGCTCCGTGAGCAGGCAGACAAATTGCAGCCACCGGCTGCAGATTCGAGGAACGGTGTAGATGCAAGGCAGGAAACCCGTACCTACCGCCCTGAAAGTAATTCGCGGTAATCCAGGAAAAAGACCTTTCACCCGCAACGAACCACAGCCTACAGGCGACCTCGAGGAGCCGCCCGACTACCTGACTCCCAGCCAGCAGGACATCTGGCGCGAAGCCGTCGCGGTCTCCCCGTCCGGCCTGCTCAAGAAACTGGACGCCTCTATCTTCGAGACCTGGGTGGTCGCCGAGGATATCTACCGTACCGCCGCGCTCAATATCGCCAAGCTGGGCAGTGCCCTGCTGGTGCGGTCGCCATCGAACGGCATGCTCGTACCTTCGCCCGTGCTCGCGATCCTGAACCGGCAGGCTCTGATCAAGCTGCGCTGCGCGGCCGAGCTCGGGTTCTCGCCTACGGCGCGCGCCCGCATCAGCCTGAATCCCGAGGAACCGCAGACACACTGGACCGAACTCAAGAAGGCATGAGGCTCGTCTTACTCGCCGCCCTGCTCGTTGCCGGCTGCGGAGGCCGCCTGCACAAACTCATCGAGCAGCATGGCCTCAAAGAGCCGGTCGTGATCAACGTGTACTGCTGCTGCACCGAGAAGAAACCCTAACTCTTTGTCTTCCATGCCGAAGTATCCGCACGCCGCCGCGGCGATGCGATACGCGCGCCAGGTTGTCGCGGGCAGGATCACTTCCTGCCGCTGGGTCCGCTCGGCCTGCGAGCGCCAGCTGTACGACCTCGAGCGCTGGCATTCGAAGGACGCCCCTTACTACTTCGACTGGGCCGCAGCCGAACGCGCCTGCCGCATCGTCGAAGGCTTCCCGCATATCAAGGGCGTCTGGGCGCAGCGTGGCGAGCGCATCGTGCTCGAGCCCTGGCAGGCCTTCGTCATCTGCGTCGTATTCGGATGGAAGCGCACCGTCGACGGCTGCCGCCGTTTCCGTGTCGTCTATATCGAGTGCCCGAGGAAAAACGCCAAGTCCACGCTCTCGAGCGCAGTCGCCCTGATGCTACTCGCCTGCGAGGAAGAGCCCGGCGCCCTGATCGTATCTGCGGCCACCGCCCGCGCCCAGGCGAAGATCGTCTTTTCCGACTCGCAGCAGATGGCCCGCCGCGAGCCTGACTTCTGCCGCACCTTCGGCGTCACCGTCCACGCGCATTCGATCGCAGTCGAGCACCTGGCCTCGCGCTTCGAAGCCATCGCGTCGGAAGACTCGAACCTCGACGGCCTGAACGTGCACGGTGCCATCGTCGACGAATTGCACGCCCATAAAACACGCGGCGTCTGGGATGTCCTGGTAACTGCCACCGGCTCGCGGGCCCAGCCGCTGATCTGGGCGATCACGACCGCAGGCACCGACCAGACCGGCATCTGCTACGAGCAGCGCACCTACGTGACCAAGATCTTGGCCCGGATCTTCGAGGACGAATCCTATTTCGGGATCATTTTCACCATCGACGAAGACCAGGGCGACGACTGGCGGGATGAGCAGGCCTGGCGCAAGGCCAACCCGAATTTCGGCGTCTCGATCTATCCCGACTATCTGGCCTTCGCCGCCAAGAAAGCCGAGCAGCTGCCGAGCGCCCTGAGTACCTTCAAGCAGAAGCACCTCGATCTCTGGGTCAACGCCGATCAGGCCTGGATGCCGTCGAGCGCCTGGAACCGCTGCGCCGACTCCTCGCTCGATCTCGAAGACTTCGCCGATCAGGTCTGCTATCTCGGCATCGACCTTGCTACCCGCTCCGACATCGCGAGCGTCGTGCTGCTGTTTCCGCCCACCGATGCGCGGCCTTACTGGGTCTTCTTCGCCCGCCACTACCTGCCCGAGACGGCTGTCGAAGAAAGCTCGAACGCGCAGTACTCCGGCTGGGAGGCCCAGGGCCTGATCATCGCCACGCCCGGCAACGTGACCGACTTCGACTTCATACTCGACGACATCATGGACTTCGCCGCCCGGGTCCAGATCCAGGAGATCGCCTTCGATCCCTATCAGGCCCTGCCGCTGACTAACGCCATCCAGAAACGCGGCCTGAGGGTCCCGCTGATCGAAGTGCGGCAGACGCCCGCCAACATGACGCCGCCCATGAAAGAAGTCGAGGCCTTGGTTCTATCTGGGAAGCTGCATCATCCCGACGATCCCGTCATGAACTGGATGATGTCGAACGTGGTCGCCCGCAAAGATGGACGCGGCAACATGATTCCGCACCGCGAACGGATCGACGCCAAGATCGACGGCGCGGTCGCCTTACTCAACGCCATGAACCGCGCCCTGCGCACGCAGCAGGACGAAACCCCGGATTATGCGGCTCGCGGAGGCCTGCTCTACCTATGACCTACGTACCCAGGTTCGTTCGCTGGTTCGACGGCTTCCGGCGTACCTTCGGACGCCTGATCTCGGGAGGCAGCATCACCGTCGTGCGCGAGGCCGGTACCGCCAGCGCCCACGACGTCGATGACTTGCTGGGAGGCTACGGCACGCCCGAGTCTGCGCTGCGCTCCGCCGCCGTCTGGGCCTGCTGCCGCGTCATCGCGAACTCGATCTCGACTCTGCCGCTGCACATCTTCGAGGAAACCGACACCGGCAAGGTGAAGGCCTACAAACATCCGCTGTACAAATACATCACCTCGCAACCCAACCCGATGATGACCACGCAGCAGTGGATCGGGCCTACCATGATCCACCTCCTGCTCCAGGGCGAAGGCTTTACCTTCATCGACAAACTGGACGGTCAGGTGATCGGCCTGTGGCCGATGACCCCGGCTGACGTGGACGTCACCATCGGGCCGGATCGCATGGCCGCCTACGTATTCAAACGTTCCTCCGAGCCGTTCACCATACCAGACGACCAGATCATCCATTTTCGTCTGTTCACCCTCGATGGCATCCGGGGGCTGTCTGTCCTCGACTACCATCGCGATACCTTCGCCTTCGAACAGGTCGCGGATGCTTACTCGGCCAGTGTGTACCTGAACGGCGGCCAGCCTTCGGGCGTCCTCCGCTATCCCGGCGTGCTCAAGCCTGATCAGGCCGACTCCATCCGTAACTCCTGGAACTCGCGCCACGGCGGCTTCGCGGGCCGCCGCGGAGTGGCGGTCTTAGAACAGGGCGGCGAATACCAAGCCATCGGCGTGACCATGCAGCAGCTCGAGTACATGGCCGACAAGAAATTCACTATCGAGCAGATCGCCCGCATCTTTGGCGTCGCGCCGCACCTGATCGGATCGATGGACAAACCTACCTATGCGTCCGTTGAACAGCAGTCGCTCGAGTTTCTGCGCTACACCCTGCAGCCCTGGGTCATCAGCCTGGAGAAGTCCATCGACGCCAAGCTGCTCGAATACCCGTACCTGACGAAGTTCAACATCAACGGCTTCGAACGGTCCGACATCAAGACCCGCTATCAGAGCTATGCGACGGCGCGCCAGTGGGGCTGGCTCAGCGTCAACGACATCCGCGAGCTAGAGGACATGAACCGGATCGGCGAAGGCGGCGACACCTATCTCGAACCGCTCAACATGGTGCCCGCAGCGACGGCCACCGAACCCATGGAGGCATGATGGAATACTTCAATTTCGCCTTACTCGAAACCAAGGCCGAGGAGCCCGAGGGCCAGTTCTCGGGTTATGCCTCTACCTATGGCCTCGATCTGGTGGGCGACAAGATCGTACCGGGCGCGTTCGCCAAGTCGATCGCAGAGACCAGGGGTAAGATCCCGATCTTCTTCAACCACCGGCCCGACGCCTGGGTCGGTTTCTCGAAGCGCCTGGCCGAAGACGAAAAGGGCCTGGCGTTCACGGCCAAGCTGGTCCTCAAGTCTTCGCATGGCCGCGACGCCTACGAGTTACTGATCGCGGCCCAGGAGAACGACTTCAAAGTCGGCATGTCCATCGGCTTCCGTTCTAAGGACTGGGAGATGGACGGCAGTATCAGACTGCTCAAGGAAATCCAACTGTTCGAAGCGTCGATTACTCCCTCCCCCGCCCAGCCCAGGGCGCGGGTAATTGACGTCAAGACAGTACGTGAGCTCGAGCAATTCCTTCGGGAGGAAGGATGCTCGAACACCGACGCGAAGGCCTGGATTCGCCGAGTCCGCGAGTCCGAGCACTCGCGTGCGCCGCATTCTCAACGGGAGGTTGAGGCGGTTCTGCGCAAGCAAGTTCGGAACGACAAGCTGGTTACCAGCCTGCGCTCCGCCTTACTAACCTGAACGCCTCTCGGAAAGGGAGACGTCATCCCATGGAAGATGACGACCTGTTGAAAGAATTCAAACGGCTGCTCGAGGAACAGCGCATTGCCTACGAGCAGGTCCTAACCGAAATCAAGACTAAGGGCGTGGCCGATCCCGAGTCACGCGAGAAACTGGCGAAGCTCGAAACCAAGATGGAAGAGCTCGTCGCGACAGTAACTGCTCTCAAAGAGCGGGCGAGCCGGCCGCCTGGCGGAGGCCTGCCGCAGCCCGAGCAGAAGAGCGTCGGCCAGCTGGTGGTCGTGTCCGAAAACTACAAGACCAGCGACTGGGGCGGCAAGTTCCGTATCCAGATCACGGTCAAGACTTCGATGGCCTACAAGGCCAACACGATTACCGAGGCTGGCTCGGGCTACATCATCCAGCCCTATCGCGTGGGGATCATCAGCCCGCCGCTGGTTCCCCTGACCGTGCGCAGCCTGCTGACTACCACGCCGATTACCGGCACGAACGCCATCGAGTACGTGACCGACACCTGGAACCTGATGGCCGACTACCAGATCGCCGAAGGCGACAAGAAGGCGCAGTCCGACGCTACCTTCGCCGAGAAGACGGCGAACGTGCGGACGATCGCGCACTTCGTCAAGGTCTCCCGCCAGATGGTCTCCGACGTTCCTTCGATCATGAATACGATCGACAATCGGCTCCGCTACGGCTGCCTGCTCAAGGAAGACAAAGAGCTCCTGTACGGCGACGGCTCCCCGGGCAAGATCCTGGGCCTGATGCCGCAGGCTACGGCGGCGACCGGCGGAGGCGCGGCTGGCAACACCGTCATCGACGACGTGCTGGCCGCCATCGTCCAGGTAGGGACCAACGGCTACATACCGACTGACGTAGTCATGAATCCCGCCGACTGGGCCGGAGTCGTCGGCCTGAAGACCACGCTCGGGACTTACATCTACGGCGGGCCGCCTGTGGGGTTCCCGGGCCGCGTGATGTGGGGCCTGCCGGTCACGACCACGCCCAACATGGTTGCTGGCGAGTACCTCGTCGGAGCCTTCCCGCCGAACGCGGAACTGTTCGACCGTGAATCTGTGACGGTCGACATAGCCTACGAGAACGAAGACGACTTCGTCCGCAACTTAGTCACGGTCCGGGCTGAAGAGCGGATCGCTCTCGCGGTCTACGCTACCAAGGCCTTCGTCAAAGGGACGATAGGCGGCGCTGCCCTCCAGTCATCCAGGCCGCAGCCGCAGCCTGAAT